TTTCCCACACATGGTTTTCTTTTTTGTCAACAATATCGGAATTGATATCATAGGAAATTGCTTTAATGTTTAAAAGATCAGGAGGACCGCTAAAATCCACAGTATCGATAAAAAATGTTCCCATATCATGTGCCACAATTCTCTCTATTTCTCCCCAATTTTCCAATTGTAACAAAATTCTAATTTCCTCTCCTTTAGAAGGCATCCACGAAGATAACCATACTCCATCTCTGTTTTCCAAAGTTAAATCTAAAGTATCCAAATCGTTAATCGAATCATTTTGAGAACAAGAAATCAACTGATTGTGTATTTCTGATGATATATTTTTGCCCTCATAAAAAACAATGAGAGAAGCTCTTCTTGCAGCTTTTATATTTTTTTCTGTGTCTAAAAACATTTCTATCTCCTCCATGGTGGAACATCGATGTCTATAATTTTTAAATTCTTATATCTTAAAGTTATTCCTGCCGGAAATACAAAGTATTCTGAGAATTCTTCATTCCATTTTTGAAGATAATCCATTGCTTTGGAATCATTTAGCAAAATATATGCTATCGAATCCCAAGTATCTCCATCATGTGTCGTATAATATTTCCAACTATCTTCCATAGCCTCTTCTCCTTTGTTCTCTTTCATACTCTCTCATCATTGATTTGAACTCACGAAAAGCTTCTTCTTTTGAATTCTTAAGCTCCTGTTGTACCCCTTGCAAATCGCTAGCTTGAATCGTTGGAGAATATACAAATTGAAAAGAATTTGATTGGCTGCGATCGTATGCTCCAATCATTTGTCCTGTTTTCTCCCATAGATTTAAGCTTCTATTGCTTCTATCATGCGGGATAATGGATTCCGAGTATCCACCTTCTCCGACCCATGCTATAGTAGGATTGGAAACAATCCCGCCTGCAGCATATCTTGGTAAAGACCTGCCCGGTGGCGAATATTTAGGTTCTTCTCCAATTCCTAGTAAAGATTTTCCCTTATTCACTATCCAATCAAACTTTTCTTGTAATTTAGAAAAAATCCCTAGATAAAACTCTAAAACACCAGCCCCAGTGCTTTTAATAGAATTCCATTTTCCTTCAATCCAAGAAAATACATCCCCTAAAATTTCTTGTGTGGAAGCTTTGAAGGAATCCCATTTTAAAATAATATTGGTAACCATGTTAGCAATATTATCCTTTAATTCTCCAGCCTTTTCTTTTATCGTATCCCAATTTCTATATATCTCTATTCCACCTTTTACTAATGCTCCTAATGGTCCTAACATAAACCAATATTTATCCACCAGTTCTACTACTTTATTTTTTAAATCAATCCCACCTTGCTTTACTGTATCCCAATTTTTGTATAATAAATATCCTGCAGCAACAATAGCTAGTATTCCAGCAACATACCACGTGATAGGATTTGTTAATAGACTCATTCCAAAGCCTTTTATCACTTTAGCCGCTCTTCCAAATCCGGTAATCAACTTTTTACCTGTAGAAAATAATTTAGTTCCAAATTTATGCTCAGTCATAAAACCTGCTATTTTCATAGATTTAGAATATAATGTTATTCCTCCTGAAATCAATTTTAACGAACTTCCAAATCCCAATAAAGCAATAGAGCCATATCCAAACCATTTCATGAACTGTTTAAATCCTTCTGGGTGTAATTCTTGAAATTCTGTTAATTTAGAAAGTAAGTTAGAAAATGAAGTAAGAATTTCATTAACTTCTGGTAGTAGCAAGTTTCCTAATTGACTAAAAGCTATGCTTGCTTTCCCTTTCAAAATCTCTATTTGGTTTCCTTTAGTAGCTCTCTTAATATCTGCCTCACTATCCACACTTCCCTTTGATTCCGTTCCTTTTATTTTTGATAAATTTTCATGAATTCTTTCAAGATTACTTGCAATTGCTACAGCTCCTCGTTTTCCTTCTTCTCCAAACAACTGAAACATGATTGCCCCTTGCTCATGCTTTGGCTTTCTTGAGATTGCCATAAATAGTGTATCTAAAGCTTTTTCAGCATCATTCTGAGCCAATTTTGCAAGTTGCACTGGGTTAATACCTAAAGCTGAATATACTTTCGCTTGATTTTTTGTAACTGCACTTCCTTTTGTCATTGCACTAAATACTTTTTTAGCTCCTGTAGCTGCTACGTCAGGATCCATACCTTGTTCTATTAAACTAGCCCCAATTGCAGCTACTTTATCAGCAGAAAAACCTGCCATTTTTCCAATATTACCTACTCTATTTACAAAATCTGTAATATTAGCTGCACTTGCTCCCGTAGTATTTCCCAAATAGTTCATTTTATCCGTCAATTTAACAAGCCCATCATAAGGTAAATTTAGAGCGTTTTTCATTTCAAACATTGCCTTGGCTGCTTCTTCTCGGTTCATATCAAATGCCATTCCAATCTTGGATGCTAACTCAATATATTGTATTGCTTCCTTTTTATTTAATCCTGATTGCCCTGCAGATGCCGCTGCTCCATAAAGTTCCTCCAAGCTGATTGCAATTTTTTTCTCTGTAATAATTTTATGCAATTCTTTTTTGAATTTATCCTCTTCCTCTTTATTATCAAAATCAAACTGTTTCTTGACATCAGCAAATGCCCCTTCAGCTTTTATAGCTTGTTGAATCGGTTTGTATAATAAACCTAACCCAGCTACTCCAACGCCAATAGTCTTACTACCTGTCTTAGAGATTTTTCCAGCAAATTTTTGAGAACTGGCTGCTTTATTGTATCTATTTGTAGCTTTTGTAGCATGTTGCACTTGCTTTTCCAAGACTTTATATGATTCTGCAGTATTTTTTATCCCAATATTATTTGATTTTAAGATATCCGCAGTTTTTCTAATTGCCTGTTCTTCTTTCGAATATACTTTATTTAAATTTTGTAACTTTTTTTCTAAATTAGAAAGAGCTTTCTCATTCTCTTTTGTTTGCCCATTCTTTTCTTTCATACTTCTTTTTAAATTTTCAATAGCTATTTTTGTTTCTTTTATTGCTTTTGTTTTTTCCAATAATGATTTTTTATCTTTATCGAATTTAGCAAGTAACTGTTGTGCCCTACGTAAATTTATAATTTCTTTATTTAGCCCTGAAACACCTTTACTTGCTATCCCAAACGACTTGCTAAATGCTCCTCCAACAACAGCTCCTATCCCAAAAGAAATTCCTATTTCTTTCATAAAACCTCCAAAATAAAAAAACCACCTATCTTAACTTTGATAAGTGGTTTTCATTTCTGTCTGTATTTAAAAAATCAGTTTTAATATACTCAAGCCTGAAAAAATCAATATAACTATTCCTAATATATATATCCAACCAAATATATAAAGAAAACTAACCCCAACTATAAAGAGAGTGATTTTTAATAAAATAAGGAATAGCTTCTTAAAACTGTTTTTTGTAATTCCCAATTCATTCCAATCCGCTATAGCTTCTCTATAATATTTATTTGAAATTGATTTTTGTTTTTGAAATTTTGTTTTCATAACTTCCAGCATATCTATCACCTCTTAAAAGAATTGTATCCTAAATTCTTTTAAAAAGCAACCACTTATTTACTATTTTGCTTGTTTTTCAAGAATTTCTACTAAATCTTCTGTCCATTCCATCAATTCTTGAAAATTGATATTCATAAAATAATCAATCCCTGTTTTCGTTTCTTTGCTTAAGATTATGATTGCTTTTCTAATGCTTTTAGTAAAGCCGCTCCCCAACCCAAGCCATCGTACAAACCCTTAACTGCATTTGTAACCTCTAAAAATTCTAATCCGGTCATTTCTTCAATCATAGTGTCATAAGAACATCCAATCATTTTAGAAGCAACGATTGCTAGAAATGCTCTTGAACTTTCTATATCTCCTTGAGGAAAGACTCCACCTGTCATTAGAAATTCTCTCTCTGCTTCTAATAAGATTTTAGGAGTAAAGTCTTCTTTTTTAATTTCTATTTCATCTGTTTCAAACTCTTTTCCATCTTTTATGCATTTTATTTTTTTTTGTAATTTCATAAATTCCTCCTACATTCCCATAGCATCTCGAACTTCTGCCAGTAAATCCGTTCCATTTACATTGAATATCATGTTGATTTTATCGATTTCAAGAACCGTTTCTCCGTCTACTTCTACTTTTAAATAATGACATGCAAACTTTTGATTGGATCCAGATGGCTTTCCAACCTCTAATTTACCAAGAGCCATGCTTTTAGGAACAACTCTAGTAGATACTTTTAATCTTCCTTTGTTAATCGTTCCATTTACCATGTCTGTTGATTGTGTAGCTGCTCTAAATTCCAATGCATATACTTTTTGCGAAAAAAGAGAAAAATCTTTGTTAATCAATGTTCTAAGATTTAATCCTATTTCTAATGCTGAAAAATGCCCTAAAGTAGGGGAATCAATTTCTCCTGCAATACCTGCTCCACTAATTGTTTCTGACATATATTGAATATCCGGAAGATCTACGTCAACTAATGCTGAAGGAGACATTTCCCCATCAACAAAACATCTATAGTTAATTATTTTTTCTGGAATAATTCCAATTGTTTTTGCCATTTTTACCTCCTAAAATAAATTTTCATAGTATTTGGTATCAATTTCTAAGTCAAAAATAATTTCTTCTGCAGGTAATGCCGGCGTAAAATATAGCTTGAACTTAATTTTCCCATCGATTAGACTTGTAGTCGGATTATCCGCTCTTCTAAACTCTACTCTAGCTCCTATTATTTTTCCTGCTGCTACCAGTCCATTCAACCAAATATTAATGCTATCTGTAATCGTCTCAATTAGAACTTTGTTTGTTGGGCTGTCTACTTTTTGCCAATAGGTTAATACTAATGAATTGATTAACCAGTTAAACATCATTCTACTTACAATAAATGCATCTTTTGGATCTGATACTGCAGGATAACAAGAGGTTCTATTTCCCCAAAATCTCCATCCACCGATCCAGTTAATGACAGTAGAAATCCCTTGACTATTTAAATAATTCGCTTCATCCAACCCTAGCCGTATTGCCGTTCCGTCTGCTAATACTGATGAATCTCCTTTCATATTTTGATTCGATGGAGATTTGAATGGCACATCTTCTGAATTAAATGCTAACAGTTGAAGTAATGCTGCTTTCTGTGTTGAGATATGATATTGTTGATTCCCAAGTGCAATTTTTGGAAATGATATGTCCAAAAAAGTAGAAGAAATATTATTATCATTTTTTGCTTTTGTGGCATCTCCATATTTTTTCACTTTTGTAGTATCTAAATCCACCAATCCCATAGCTTGAAAATGTCCATTGATTTTTCTTGCTTTTGCTTCAATAACAGCAGCAACTGTGGAATCTGTCGACCATTTTGGTGCTAGTAATAAGCTTGGAACTTTTCTATATTTTGGAAACACATCAGCTACCGCTTCCAACCCGGTTTTCTTTCCTGTTTCTCCATCGATTCCACCTATAATTTCTTTTGCTTTAATAGCTGATGGATCCAATGTACTATAACTTACTTGAATAGCTCCTGATTTTTCTTCTTTAGGAATCAGTAGTAATTGCCCTTTTTCATTAAATTTTTTAGTATGTTCAAATGGACTTGTAATAACCACAGTATCTGCAATAATACCGGTATCTTCTAATAAATACATTCCACTTTCCTGAGAAATACTTTTATTAGAAACTTCTTTTCTATGCTTACTTGGATCCAGCACATTGATTAAAACAATAGGTCCTATATTAAACTTTGAAAAATGAGTGTCAATTGCTTCACATAGGGTATAATTTTTAAAATCATCTGAATATCCAAAATATTCTACTGCTTCTGCATATGAACTACACAACATAGGTTCGTTTATATATTTTTTTTCACAAAGATTGATTGGAGCTGTTCCAACATATACCGGTGTAATTCCATCACTGACAGTTGCAATCAATCTCGTAGGACTTTCATTTCCTGTTACTCCATGTCTAAATGCCATCTATTTTCCTCCTAATTTTTCTTTTAATAAATCATAATATATCTTATTTTGTTCACTATTTCTTTCATGAATTTTTTCTATATCTATAAATAACTTAGCTGCAATTGGATACTCTTTTATGGCTTGTTGTACATTGTTCGGATAAATATTCAAATAAACACTGTTTTCTATCAAATGATACTTTGAAATTGTAGGACCTATGTACATTTTTGACATTTTTTCCTCTACAAGCTCTTCTTTTTTTGTTTTTGCCAACTCACTCACCTCCATCTAGCCAATCTTTATAATCTTCTCTGTAATCTTTTTCATACGTTACATTTAACTTAATAAACCCTAAATAATAAGGATATGGCTGTGTTTCCGGATGACTCCACTCAGCTTCAGGCAAGATTTCAAACCTATTTTCTAATATTCCAACTTTCAACAATGTATCGAATATTTTCTGTGTTAACTCTGAAATTTTTATATATCCGCTTTCAGCATTTTTATCAAAAATTCCAATAGAAACAATCACTGTCAAAATTTTATCCATTAGTGAATTTTTACCTTTAATTGTTCTAATTGTTATTGCCGGAATTATAGTTTCTTCCGGATCCGGAGGTAACATTCCTGTATGAATTTGTATCTCTCTTTTTTCTCCTTGATAGACATCATATAACTGTCCTTCAATCAAAGGTTCGATGAGAGCTTTTATGCTTAATTCTAGTATTCTTACATCTATCATTTTACATATCCTTTCAGTATTCTATCTACCTCTTTTGCCATAATTTGCTCTAAATAGTCCTGTCCTTTTTCTATTGCATATTCTGACACCGTTTCTGAACCCAACATTTCAGAAATACTTAAAGAATAAAGTTGTGCTATCGGCACTTGCTTCTTGCCTTCATTTTTTCCTGATGTCATTTTTCTTCTTTTAGTATCACTTCTTTGAAAAATCCCTTTATGCCCATTTAGCATAGTCGCTAAAAATGGTTTCCCGTAATATTTTGGATTACCTCTTAAAATTTTTGACATTTCAGATTTGTTAACTTCAACAGTGATTCCATTTTCACTTCTCGATGTCATAAATTTTATAAGAGGTGTTCTATGTGATTTTGCAGAAATGCTTCCTCTTAAGGTAGAGAAATTTGCTTTCTGCAAAACCAACAGTTTTTCCACTTCCATTTTTTTGATGTTATATTCTGAAGTTACTTTTGCTTTCATTTCTGTTTTTACTTTCCCTAGAGCCTTATTAACTGTCCCAGCTACAGCTCTTTCTATTCCATTTGGAATGCCTCTAAGCATAGCTTCTGCCACTTCTAAGTTTTTCACTTCTAAAAAATGTTCCATTAGAATCTATTCCTTTCTGCGAGTTCCATCACAAACAGTCCTTGTTCTTCATAAGCACGATGTACAACTAACAGTCTTTTATTCAACCATACTTGCTTTCCTGAAGTATATTTTTCCAAAGGCTCTTGATATTTTGTATATACAATAAAATCAACTTCACGAATCACACCTTCATATTCTTCCTTCGGAACTTCTGAATTTGGTTGTTCAATAACTCCAACATATTCAACAGAATCCAAAGTAAATACTTCTCCAAATTCTTCCATATTTAAAAATATTTCTAATTCTTCTTGAAGCTGCTCCTTGAAATTCATTTTTCTCCTCTTTTTCCTCGCTTACTAGTTTCTTTTTTCAACTCATGATCTTCTTCCGTTGCTTTTTTAGCTCTTCCTTCCAACTCTTCTTCTGATAATCCATCTGTTGGATTTTCTTCTGTATTGAATGCAACCATAACCCCTGCTTCTTGCTCTTCCTCAATTTCGTCACTCTCGAAATCATCTTTCACAGAAATTGCCGTTAATGTGTTGAAAATATATTCCAGTTCCTCTCCATCAAACTCCGCAATATCCCCAATCTTATATTCTCCATAATTTCTTAAAAACTTTACTTTCATAGTTCTCCTTTCCATGAAGAGGGGAAAGCTCCCCTCTTTGATTAAGCTTCACAAACTGTTACTGAAAAATATGTGTCAACGTCACATGGTTGTAGTACCGGTCTTGATTCTGTTGTAATTTTTGCAATTTTTGGATTTGTGGTATCCACATTAGAATATCTTTTCTTCACATGAACCATGCCGTCAGCCATATATATGATTGGAGCATATAAAATTTCTCCTTGAGATGGTCCACCAATTACCATGTTGGTTGGTAACAATTGGATTGCTTTCCCATCTTCTCCAATTACTTTTCGATTGTACGAGAATAGCTCTACTCCAAATTTCATATAAGTTCCTAACCAAACAATTCCCGGATATAATCTCACTGCTTTTTTCACGAATTCACTTTGTAAATCTCTTGAAATTGCATCTTTATATCCTTTTGATTTTGTTAATAAATTCGCTGCTTTTGAACCTAATACCACATTTTCTGTTTTCAACCCATTTACTTCTGCAGAAGAAATCATTTCATCCAAACTTTCCAATGGCTCAATTCCTGATGCTGTCCATTTATGGGAAGAATCTAATGTTGATTTATTTCCTAACTCATAATCTACTTCATATCCTACTTTTCCATCTTCTGACTTCACAACTCCTGTTGTTAAGAATTGTGAAACCATCAATTCAATTCTATTTTTGATATAGTTTTCTTGATCTAATAGAATTTCTGCCATTCGTTCTCCAATTCGCTTGATAGGATTGTAATCATCATCTGATTGTCCCGGAGCTCTATCGAACGCATCTTTTGGTGTTAAAGTATATTCCGGACCAATCGAAGGAGCCTTGATGATATTTGACTTTTTAGACTTGTTATAAACAGGTCTTCCTGCTTCCAATGGTGTCAAAAATGGTGCTACCGCTTCTCCTGCTTTCGTGTATTCCAAAATGACATCTTCAGTCGTAACTGTATTTGACTTTGAAAAAAATAACTCTGTTAAAAAATCTCTTTTATTATCTAAATTTTGTCTTACTTTTCTGATTGTTTTTGGTGTATAAAATCCCGGCATTTTTAATCCTCCTTATTTTACAAAAATTCCCACTTTTCTCAATGCAACCACTAATTTTTTCTCATGTGAACCAAATTTTAAAAATCCTTTTACTAATCCCCCGGTTAAAATGATAACTGCTTCCCCCGGTGCCTCAATTGTTTCATAAGAAACTCCGTAGACATCTGTATAAGTCGCTCCATCGTATTTTCCCAGATTTCCACTCGTATCAAGTGCAATCACATCTCCTGCTTCGACTTTTGTTTTTAATGTCATATTCAGAGTTTCAACAGGGAAACTTCCTTGAAATATTCTCACATCTGCTTGTTGCTCAAATCTATTACTCTTTGCCATCTATTTTCATCTCCTTTTTATTTTTCTCCATCAAAAATATTTTTTGCTGCTGCACACAACTGGTCAACAACACCTTCTTCCACTTCATCTGTCACGGAAGGTGTAATGGTATTCAATCCTGCTTCTCTTGCTTCCGCTGTTGCTGTTTGAATTTCTGCTGCAGCCTTATTTGCATTTGACATATAAAATTCTGCCATAATGTCTTTTGGATCTCTCGCTTCCTCATATTTTGCCTTTGCAATAATTTCTTTTTGCTTATCATTCAATACCGGAATATCCTCTAAAGCCTTAATTCTATTTCTTTCCTCTCTAATCGCTGCCTCTACTTTTTCTTTCTCCTGATTTGCAATTTCAGCAACTATTTGTGCTTTATATTCATTCATTAAGTCTGGACATTGTGCTAATAGTTCTTGTAAATTTTTTGGCATTTCTTCTCCTCCTTGATTCTTTTCTAACTTTATTTTATTTTTTATTTCTTCCACTTTATTCTTTAAAATTTCTGGATTAATGAAATTTTGTACAAAATCTTCTCTTGCAGCATTCAAAATATTATTTTCCACATCTTGCATCTCACTAATTTCATCTACAAATCCACTTTCTAAAGCTTCACTTGCAGAAAACCATTTTTCCTCATCCATTTTTTGAGAAATTTCCTGCCTAGTAAGTTTTGTTTTTGTTTCATAAATGTCCAAAATAGATTCTTTGATTTTATTTAAAAAATCTATCGTTTCCCCTAGTTCTTTTGTGTTCCCTCTCACATATGTCCAAGGATTGTGAATCATAAATAAACATCCTACTCCCATGATGACTTTATCTGCACATAAAACTAAGAAACTCGCTGCACTGGCAGCTAATCCATCTATATATCCAGTAATTTCCACATTGTTTTCTTTTGCATAACTTTTTAGTAAATTGAAGATGGCATTTGCTTCAAATACATCTCCTCCGCTGGAATTTACTCTCAAGTTAATTTTTGAAATATTTTTCAAGTTTTTTAACTCTTTTGCAAAACTATGTGAACTCACTTCTCCATATTCTTCCCATGCCCATTTTGTAATTGTTCCATAAATCCGAATCTCTGCAACACCTTCTGTTAAATTGTTAATTTCAAAGAATTTTTTATTTTTCGCCATTCTCTTTCACCCCCTTACGAATTTTGATTAAATCTTTTTCAAGAATAGCCAATTCTTTTTCTTCTTCTGCTCTCTCTCTAAAGATTTCCTCATAATCATATCCACTTGTAGCAGCTATGATACTTCGGCTTGTTGTGAAATTCTGCAATTCCTTCATGTTTGCATTTGCATCTTTGAGTGGATCCAAAGATGATTTACCAGCTCCGACCCAAATGCAACGAGTAAAGGCATAACGAATGGATTCATCTTCAAAAAATCTCGGACAATCAATATCTCCATTTTTTATCAATTCCAAAATAAATTCTTCATAAACTGGCTGACAAAAAGTCCTTTCTAAAATCTTTCTGGAGACTTGAAATCTTTGATGTGCTTCTTCCAAAGATGCTTTTGCAGCACTATAGGAATTTTTAAAACTTGACATCAAAACTTCTTTACTGATTTCCAAATTTGCTCCAATTTCTTCATAGATTGCTTCTACAAACTCTTTAAAGTTTTTATTCGGTCTTGAAGTAGAAAACTCCTTAATCTTTTCTCCCGGTTTCCCAACTATTAAAGTTCCATGGTCTAGTTGAATTTTAGGTTGTTCTTGCTTACTTTCTGCAGTATTTTCATCTTCTATTTGAACTCCGAAGCTACCTGCAAATCCTTCCTGTTCCGCATCTTCGCTTTCTACTATCAAACCAATCATGGCGTTGATAACTGCCGCTGTGAGCTCTGAACTCTTATATCTCCCCAATTGTTTTAAAGAGAAGATAATCGGAGCTAAAATAGGCACCCCTCTTCTTTGTCCGATTCGTTCCGGCTCAAAGATATGCAAAATATTCTTTCTCCCTAAGCTGTTAAATGCGGGATAGCCTTTCACTTCATAGTTGAAGTTATCTCCCGGATGGCTCGATGCAATATAATATTTCTTTAATTCCCCATGTTCGTCAAACTCAATCCCCGATTTTGTGTAGTTATTTGCTCCCGGTGGATTGATAACACGATCTGCTTCCAGTAACTGGATACATAATTCAATATTTATTCCTTTTCTCTTTTTTCTTAAAGGGATTGCAAAGGCATCTCCATTCATGACCCAACTTAGCTGTAATAACGACTGTAGCTCATAAAAAGTAAACATTCTCGCTGCATCTGAGTTTGTAGATAGAGCCCAAGCATTGAATTTATTTTTTATAATTCTTTCTAATTTCTTTGCTTCCTCTCTATCAATTCCCAAGTATGTGTAATTTATAGTCGGCTTTGGCAACAGCCCGCTTCCAACTGTCTTTGTCCTCATTTTTTTGAGTGCTGCTCCTGCTAGGTCATTATTCATATACAAATTTCTTGATTTCGCTCTTAAATCATCTAAGCCAATCAGAATATCTGTATCCGGTCCCTCTGAAGAAACTAACCAATTTTGTAGAACAGGATCATCTTTGTTAGAGTAACCATTCTCTATCTTTGCAAGATTGTATGCCTTTCGATTCTTTATTCTTGCGAGTCCAGCCTTTGGATTCAAAAATCCCACTGTCCAATCTATTACATTCATAGCTTCCTCCTATCTCGGAATAATTTGATATGTTCTCGGTCCTTTGCTTTTTCGCTGTGCTTGTGCTAATCTGTCCGCCCATAGCTTTATATTTTTGTTTATTTCGCTAGAATTTACTCTTGTTAACACTCTGTTCCCAATCGTATAGCTTTGTCCTTTCGAAACAGCTAAATCAGCAGCTAACCAAGCATTTAAATGTTCTTTGCATTGTTCTTCTGTAAATATCATGCTTTTTCTCCTTTTCTCTTATATTTTTTGTCATGTAAGTCAATGGGAATCAATTCAATGCCTGCAGTCGCATAGTTTCTTAAATCCAGCGGTTCATTTCGCCTACCATCCAATATTTCCCATGCTATTTTCATTCCCTTTGGAGTAGATTTCTTCACTTTCACTTCCGCTGCCAAACCTTTGAAATAATCTAATCCATAGCCTTGTGTCGATGATTTTGGAAAATGACATTTCCCGGAACCTTGTAAAATAGATAATCGTGAATATGTCAAATCTTTTAAGGCATTTACTCCAAGGCTTAGTAGGTTTATCGAAGGAACTCCCTTCTTTGTGGTTTTACGGAAGCCATTCAACATATTCGTTCCCCAACTTCCTTGCCCTTTGATTGCATAAATTCCACGTTTTTCTTTTTTATAAACATACTTGTACACACTTCCTGTATGATGTCCTCCTGAGTCAATCAAGCAAGCAGCAATGGTTAAATATTTCTTATTTTTGAAGAAGAATTTTTTTCTTAAAAATTCATCCAGCTGTAACCATACATCTTCTTTACCCGGATCACCCGGAAAATCTCTGTACACAACTCCATAACTTTCATATCCATAGCCCCAGCCAACTACTTCAATTTCTAATCTGTTATCTTGTACATCGACTCCAGCTGTTAAAATTACAATATCATCATGTAATTCAGCTCCGTATTCTTCCCTGCTCTCATACAATCCTTCATAATCCATAGCAGCTTCTAAATTTACACTGAATGTTTTTCCGAGAACAGTATTCATAAAAGTTCTGTATTGAAAATCATCATCCTTCACTTCCAAGTATTCTTTTACAATTTCTTTCCACGTCAACCACGGAGAAGCTAATGCATTGAGATGAAATCCTCTGTTTTCCTTTTCCGTTGGAAATTTTGCAATCCATTTCCCATTCAGCTGCCTTTCTTTTTTCCATTCTTTTTCCTGTGCAGAATTATGGCAAAATTTACATTCTAGCTCAGGCTCTTCTAAATCTTTATATCTCATTTGCTCAAAGTCCAATGCTTGATATTCTCCACAGTATGGGCAAGGCAAACTCCATTCTTCTTGTGAGCTTGCCAAATAAAGAAGTTGAATTTTTGAAGTAGCGTCATCCGTAGGAGTAGAGACTCTCAAATTTTTACTATTAAAATAGTTATTTGTTCTTCGCTCTGCAAGTTTAACAGGATCTCCTTCTTTCCCTGCTGACAAAGGGAATCTGTCAACCTCATCCAACAAAGTAATTCGTATTGGTCTACTTGCTAGTCCTGATGCAGAGTTAGCTCCTACAAACCTCACATATCCTCCCGGATAACTTTTTTCCTGAACAGTCCCTTCTTCAAATCGATTTGTTTTTTTTACAAGTTCTCTCAGAATCTTGGTATCTCGAATCATAGGTGCAACTCTTTCTTTGGAAAAAGATTTGGCATCATCGACAGTAGGTTGTACAAAAAGAATTGGACACGGATCCAAGTGCATATATCGACCAAGTACATTCAATAACATCTCTGTTTTCCCAATCTGTGCAGAACACATCATAGTAATCTTCTTAGTTTCAATATCCGTGATACACTCAAGAATTGTGTGCATATATGGAGTTCTATTGGTATCCCACTTCCCTGCTTCTGCCGAACTTTCACGAGATAGTACTCTATATTTATCTGCCCATTCTGCCACTGTTAAATTTTCCGGTGGAGATAAACTTTCTTGAACAATCTTTGCTATTAGTTCTGCAGTGTGCTTACTCACATTCATCTACAATTTCTCCTCGATATTCATAGTCCTTCAACTCTTTCAACACTTCTGTGATTTCATTTTTTAAAATATTTTCTATCTCCAGTTGATTCGTTTGCCCTGTCAAAACAAAACTTAATTTTCCTGGAATTGCCATAAGTTTTGATTTAAAATTATAGTTCATATCTGCAACTATTCTTACTACATCAGCTTCTGCATGATATTCTTTTTTCAAAATTTTCAACTTATATTCTTTCAGTTCTTTTTCTGCTCTTCTTAATTCAGCAGCTTCATCTTTTCCTGAATTACTTTCCACAAAAATCTCAATAGACTGAAGCAAATCATATTTTCCCGGAGAAACCCTAGCAGCTTTAAAATAATCTCGAACTTTTCTTTCTGAGAAATGAAATAATTTTGCTAATCTGCTTTCTGTAGCAAGTATTTGTTGCATTTTTTCCCTCCAGATTCTCCTTGAAAAAATTTTGGCAAGCTCAAAATTTTCCAGCAATTTGATTTTTCCCGAGCCTCCCTGACCCTCTGACCGTAAAATCTCCTGACAGTACCTTAAATTCGTTTGTCACTCAATCAATACCAATTGCTCTTGTTTCTTTTTCTTGAGTTGCTCCGCTCTCATTTCATCCATGTAGTTATACCCAAGCATAGAGTTTACTTCTCTCACTGCCGCATTGATAGCTTGCAATGGATACTCATGTTTGATTGTCTTTCGATGCAATGTTCCTTCCGGTCCTTTTTCATCAATATATTCAATCGTCTTTACTCCAGCCTTTCCCATATCAATCACAAACTTAAGATGATTGAGTTGTGCTTCTACTCCAAAAGATTCATCGTTAAAATACTTCTGTCTTATTTTTGCTATAGTATCCGCTACCACATGAGCTTTTTCAATATTAGCCGGCTTTGTTTTTGGACTATATCCGGCTAAGATAGCAGCTTCTTTTTTCCCAATTCCGTTCATTCTTGCTAACACATATTTCGTTTGTTTTTCTGTCAAGCTCTCAAAATTGGATATTATTGCATTTTTTTCTTTTTTTTCAATTTCTTGAATATATTTTTTAAAATCTTCTAAGTAACGATAAATCCAAGAAGTTATTGTGTTTATCGATTGTTTCGTTCTTCTCTGTATTTCTTCATACTTCTCTTTCTTTGTGTTCCCAAACTTAGCCACTTCAAGCTTTATATATAGCTCTAGGACTTTTGCTTGAGCTTCCGTAAAGTTCTCTTTCATGGCTATCTCCTTTTTCAGAATTCTTTTTTGATGGCTTCCCAAGAATATTCCACTCCATTTCGGATTAGTTTAATATCCTCTTTTCCCATACTTGCATATCTTTTTACAATAACATCAGCATACACCGGATCATATTCCATCAAAAATGCTTGCCTATTTAGTTGTTCACAAGCAATCAAGGTACTTCCTGAACCACCAAATAAATCTATAACTTTCCATCCTTTTTTGCTCGAATTTGCAATCAATCGAGCTAGTAATTTAATTGGTTTCATCGTAGGATGTATATCATTTTTCAGTGGTTTATTTTCACGAATTATAGTAGTATATGCCTTTTCTTCCAACTCGATAATGTGTTGAATCAATTCTTTCTTACTCATCTTCTTTAGAGTTTCTTCTGTTTGAAGTTCCGTATCTTGCGTAAAGTCCTTAATAAAATAATGGGCTTTCCCAAGCTTCCAACCATAAAGACAAGGTTCATGTTTCCAATTGTAATCTTGTCTTGAGAGATTAAAAGCATTTTTAACCCAGACCAGAGTTTGTGAATACTTTAGTCCTGCTTTTTCCAAAGCATCTCGGAAGGCTATTACTTCTGATTCTGCATAAAAGATATAAAAGGCTCCGCCTTCTTCTAAAACTCTTTCTGCATTGCAATAAGCACTATAGAGAAATTGATAGAACTCATCTTTTGATAAGTTATCATTTTCAATCTTCATTCCACGCTCAGATTCGTAATTGATATTGTATGGTGGATCTGTTACCATAAGTATTGCTTTTTCTCCTGCCATTAACTTATCCACGTCTTGTGTTTTTGTAGAATCTCCGCACATTAACTTATGTTTTCCTAGATAATAGATATCTTCATGTTTTGTAAATGGCTTTATTGGTTCTTCTGGAATATCTATTTCTTTGATGTCATCTAAATCTTCAAATTCCTCATCAATTTGCTTCATGACATCCTCAATATTAAAACCGGTAAGTTCTAGAAATTCATCCCCTAACATTTCCAAATCATGCAGTAATTGCTTATAATCCCATTCTCCTAATTCAATGGCATGAATTTCTCCAATTCTTAAAGCATGCATTTCTTCTGGAGATAAATCTGTAATTTTTACACAATTTACTTCTTCGATTCCTAGTTCAGCAGCAGCTTCTAATTTTGCATCATCAAAGCAACTAACATAATCCTCTGTAATAATTACCGGTAAAATCATTCCAAACTTAGCTACTAGTTTTTTGTACAATTCTTTTTGTGCTTCTGTTACGATTCTAGGATTCGTACTATCTCTCTTTATATCTTGTAAATTCAGTTTTATAATTTCTATGTTCCCCACCTCTTTGTTTCTTTTTGTTCTTAGTCTTTGCATATTTTTTTATAAAATTTAAAAGTTCACTTTCAGGAATGAGGTCCCTTATTATTGTTATCGCGTATTACTGAATAGTGTTTCTAATAATACCAATGCTTTTTTGAAATCCCTTATCAAAAAACACGACATATTTATGTCCTATTTTGACAAAATTTTACAGGTAAAATGCTTTATGTTATTACATTCCACCTTACAACTTTGTAGCAATATTTCATTTATAAATTTTTCTAATCTTTCAATATTTCCAAAATAATTTCGTTTAGGAGACGCCCTTGATTGAGCTAACTCCAAAATTATTCTTATTTTTTTTCTGTATCTTTGTAGTTGTCTATATGATTTTGTATTTATTTTTGTAACTATGTCATCTACAATACTGTTATCTAAAATCCACTCTGCATAATCTCTTATGATGCTTTCTAAATCATTGCTTTTAAAATTTTGTAGTGCTTTTTCTAATTTCTCATTCGATCTATAGATTTCTTCTACTAGAATCTTAAAAATTTGCTTACATAAAATACTTGAGATTTGTTTTTTCATTTCTTCAATTTGAATATCCGTGACATGACAAGTATTAAAAAGCTTTTTTATCAATCTTCTAGTCAAGACATGCTCCATCCTAATAAGTCCGCCAAATATTTTATCTTCGTGATACTTGTTATGCTCAAAATTCTTTCCATAGAGCCTTATCTTCCAGCCTTTGAACGGTTTGAAAATAAATCCTGTTGTATAAAATCTGTCTTCTTTTTCTGTATAGTTGTAATACTGTGTTTTATCCAAATCTTTAAAATTTCTTACCAATGCCCTATAAAAAAAATTGATGATATTATAATAATGGAAAAAACTTCCTACCTCTTGCTGTGTTGTAAATTCGAAATAGTCATATACCATTCTTTCTAATTTTAGTTTTTCCTCCGTTATCTTTTGAATAACTTCTAAAATTTCTTTTTCTGTCTTTCTTCGACTTTCTTCATCATTCTCTACGATGATATTATTGTCAGAATATTTTCTTGGATAAGAAAAATCAATTTGAAAAATCCGATATTCTCTTTTTTCTACTATTTTAATTTTGTTAATATTTTTATAATTTATGTCAAAACTCATCGTCTTACTGCTGATTGTATTCGAAGTTGCTTTTGGATAATGTTTTAAAATATTCCCACTAAGGTCAAACATATGCATGGCAACAGCAATTGATATAGATGCTCGGTCTAATCCATACATGAATTTCTCTTTGGTTTTATTCTTGAAAAGGGAATATCTTCTTTTTTTCCACAAATTTTACATTCAATTATAATTTTCTCTTGGTTATAATCAATGTAAATTCTAGTGTTGGGAGTCGGTTTTAAAACTCTGTTATAAATGGAGTATAAAAAGTTACTACAAGAACAATAAGTTCTTCCCGGAAAAATATCCTCTTTATATTTCATAAAGTACCCACTTCCCTCGAATGTTATGTTCAAAGAAAATTTTTTTATTAGAATACATTTTTTTTACTCTTTCTAATGCTCTTAATGCATCTTGTTTTGTATAAAAAAATTCTTTTAGCAAAATTTGAGTGTATTTTTCTCCTTTGTATATAATTTCTCCATCTATAACTTTTATTCTCCAGTAGTACTCACTCATAGCAACTCCTTATATTAAAAACTTTATCCGTTTTAATTTTGGGTAAAAAAATTTATCGCTCTTTCTATTTTCAAAAGAGTAGACTTTCTTGGTAATTGTCCTTGTTTCCATAAAAACCGTTTATTTTTTAATGTCCCTACATTTAATCCCCCAACTTTTGCGAAAGATTCAATTGGAACCCCTTTTTTATCCACTATTTCATCAACAGAAGAAAACAAATTTTCTAAATATTCTTGAATTCCTATTTTCATAGATGTTCTCCTTGTCATATTTTTTGATTCTATTTTATAAC